GGGATGTAAACTTGCCCGTCTTTGTCGAAATGCAGATGTTCCCGCCATGTCCGTAGGCGGTAGTCATCATGCAATTCTTTATTGAGTTTCGGCGTTTCGTGGTACCGAGATTGTGAATAAGGGGAAATAGACTGCAATTTACAAGTGGCTATTTTCATCGAGAAACGGACTCCATCGGTTAAAGAGCGTTGCGGTGTGTTGTGGCGTGCTGTGGCGTGGCGTGTAGCGTCGAGGCGCATCATGCTGCGAGACGATGCGTTGCGGCATTAAAACAATCCTTATTTTACGCCGCTACGCCGTAAAGTCAACGATTATTTTACCCATTCATCGGCGGCAATCCCTGATCCGGGTTACGTTTCAGCACCTGTTCCGCTTGCGTGGAGATAAACTTTTGCAGCAGATCGGCTTCCTGAGTTGCAGCTTTGCGGTTCAACTCACTCGCCAGGGCCGCGTTTTTCCGCTGCACGTCCGCAGCCGCTAACCCGTCCTTACGGCGAATATCTGCCCGCGCCCGTTCTTCCTCAAGTAACGCCTTACGCTCTGCTTCGACCGCTGCCGGATCCGGGCCGGGGGAGGGTTGCAGGGATTGGGCCGCGATTGCAGCAGCCGAGGCGATCTGGTTCTCGATCTCAGGCGGAACTTCCTGTTGCGGAATCTGGACACCCGATGCTGCCAACAATGCGTCAAACTGAATCCGGGTGTGCATCGCCAGATGTTCAGCAATATGCGCCATAAAACTCTGTTCGATCTCTGTGCGCTTTGAGGATCCTTTCGATCCAGCAACATCAAGCATCGGAAGTTTCTGGATGAAGGCGGCGTGAACCTGAATGTGCGCGTTGTGATCCTGGTCGAGAAATGCTTTTACCGGCTTTCCCGTCATGATCATCTGGCTTTCCGTCACGGGATCGGCGCGAGGCGGTTCCTGTTCGGGGGGCATCAACTCATCTGGGTTTTCAATCCGCATCGCCGTGAGCATTCGCCGATGCACAGCGCGCAGATCAAATAAGTCCGGGGCTTGCCTGGCTAGATCCAGAGCGGCTTGCGCCAGAGCAATCCGATGGGTCGCAGAAACGATATTCGGGTCGCTCACCGGAATGACATCAACCCGTGCATCAAAGTCGGTAGCGAAGATCATTTGATCTCCGCCCGGTATCGCGTAGGGGTAGCCTTCCGGGGGCATGTACTCCCCGCTCAGTTCCGCAAAGAGGGTTAATTCCTCCGCTTGCGCACGATGCAGGCGCATGTGGATTCCCGACATCACCTTCAAGCCCTGTTCAATCAAGGCTAACGTGGTGCCTACCGGGCCGTTGGTATTGGCGTCTCCCACCAGCACTTCAACCGCGCCGCCTAGCCGCCTTCCGAGCTGATCCAGCAAGCCGAGTAGATTAAATAGGACTGCACTCGGTTCCTTGTAGGGTAAGGCAAAGAACGATTTGCCCAGTTCTTCCTGAGTGGCTTCTACCTCTTTCCATTCGCCCGGTTGCAACACGGTATCCTTGCCACGAATCCGCGCATCCCGTGAACGAAAGCCTGCCGGGAGATTGGCGAAGTACGCGGCATCGAGCAGCGCCCGCAAGGCTCCTGTGGCGGAACGGGAGAGGCCGGACATGATGTGGTACAAACCGAGTCCGTAAAAACCTAACCCCGGCAAAAATTGGTAATGCACCACATAGCGCCGGGGATTGCGCTGCTGGTCATCCGCTTCTTTCCAGTTGCGGTAGATCGCCAACACCTTCTGGCTTTCCTTCTCCACATGGACGATGTACGGCGATTCCAGCCCTTCTTCTGGATCAATACCGGGCAGATTCAGGAAACAGGATTGCTCCAGAATCACATGGCGCTGATCGTCGTCGTCGGAATAGGCTTGAAACCGGCTGTCCGTGGAGTCGATTTCGTTGCGCAGCGTCCGGTCGGTTTGCGCGTCTTCATCAGAGGGGAAGTCAAGATCGATCTGCTGATAGAACCCCGCCGCTTGCAGCTTCTTAATATCCAGGTGGGTCATGCGCAGAACGTGGGTGGTGCGCGGGGCGCTATCCAGATCATCACAATGGTAGGGGACTACAAAATCGCCGGGCTTGATCAGTTGCCGGATCACTTGTTGGCGCAGGGGGCAGTAGTACAGCTTGGTAAAAACAGAGCCGGATAGCGGAAGCCGAAATAGCAGTTTATCGGTAATGCTAAAAGCATCTTTCATCCGCACGGTGTAGGCGTAGTTAATATATTCCTCTACGCGCCGGGCTTGCTGTTCGCGGTCTTGGGTAATTTCCCCCATCACCACCGTCTTCGCCGGACCGCCGGGGGGCCACATCTCGGACAAAGCACGGGCGTGGAACTGCAACACCGCCTCGGTCATCATCGGGTGAACCACATCGGCAGCCCCCTCGAAATCCGCGCCCCCTTCGACGTTGGTGGAGACGCCGAGCAGCCGGATCCCTTCGGCCTCGCGCTCATACCACTCCTTGCGGCTTTGCTCATCCCAGTCAAACCGATCTACGACCTGTTGGGCGATAAAATCCAGATCGCCCTCATCCATATCCTGCGCCAGATTGCGATCAAATTCTTCCAGGTTCGGCACCTGAATCAGTGCATTCACCTGTTCGCGTTCTTCGTCGGTGAGAATATCTTCATCGCCGCCCGCTTCCATTAGCGCAAAGATGCGCGCCAGTTCAGGATCAGAGGGGGCGTTCACTATCAACCTTTGGGGGTATTGCCTATGTAGGCTTTGCATATCTATGGCAGTTAAATCAAATTCAGCGTCCGGCGCTTCCATACCATCCATTTCAGGCATTGGCATAGGCATCATTAAGGTCGGATCAACTTCGTCTTGAGCAGGGAGGAACGATTGCATGGGGAGTCCTTACGCCATCACGGCGTTAAATGGGTGTGATATTTGGTAATGAAACTGGTTTCGTGACCACAAGGCAACTTGTTGTTTTTTATAATACAGCCCGTATGTTCCCGAAGGCAATTTCGGGAACATCAATACGGTACCGGCTTCATCCGCATCCAGTGAGTCACAGGTCCATATTCGTCTTCACGGGGATTGGTCCAGCTATCGCCTTCCCAGAACCGGACAAAGCGGTAACAGCGATCCCGGCCTTTGCGTTGCGCGACCAGATAATGCCCACGGGAGTCGGGCGGGCAGTCGTCAATATCGTTCCAGTCAAAATCGTATTCAGGCATAAATCACCATTACCGGCATTCGTTCAGTTGATTTGGGGGCGCAGAGTCAGAGATGGACTCGATTGAACTGTATTGGCTTTGAATGAAAAAAAGTGTATCCAGAATAGCATAGTCTGGAAACTTTAGTCGCCATCGGGCTGAATCTGGCGCATTGTTCAGCACGGGGACAGTGAGTTGTTTCGTCAATAATCCCCTGACAAAAACAATGAAATCTGGTCATTGCAAGCAGTCCGAGACGAATTTAGACCCTACGGCTGTCACCGCCGCCGCGACTATGATCTCTGAGGGAATGCCAATCACCGCGCCTACTGCATACGCCAGCGCGTAGACAATCACGTCCTCAGTGATTTTTCGGTTTAGTTTCATCTTCATACCGCATTGCCCACGCCAGTCCTAACAGATACCGATCCGAAACCGGCTTACCACTCAGTAGCCGATCCAAGGTTTCGCTGCATATCTCGGCCATCCGATTGCCTTCAATGGCGTTGGAGGCAAATGATTCGTTCCACATTCCTAGTTCGTGGATGGGAAGGCTTTGAATCCACTTCAATGCGTATCGGGCAGAGGGATGGGGTTCGTTGGGGTTTAGTTCAATCATTTTGAAATCACTTGGCCGAATGGCGAAAACTCTTGCTCGAATCGATCCACAATAGATCGTTTCATATACAAGTCACAAAAACAGAAGAAGGCTTGACCGCGCGTATTCCCAGAAATTGCTTTGCCATCCACACTGTTAAAGGCAATTCTGTGATTCGTGAAGCAGATTGCTCTGGCGTACCTCATCAGAAACTGAAACCAGCACGTTTCAGTGGCGTTATTCGTCAACACGATGGCCGCGAAACTCTGTCGATCAAATTCGCGCATGAATTCATCAACTGCTTTTTCGATCTGCCCTCTCCCATAAGGCGGATTCATAAATACTGTTTCACAGTTAGGCCAGATTCCGCCAGCAGTCAATGCCTCGCTACAATCATGCTGTTTTGACCGATACAGTTTGGCCTTCACGGTCTGATTCGCCACCTCATCGCTGTAGGGATCGAAGTCGATGTGGACTAACACTGAGCGTGCCGCCTCGATGTACTTAGACGGTGTGTACCATTCATTCCGGTCTGCCGCACCGGGAATCGATCCGATATAGCCGAGTTTTTGCTTCGCTTGAGCAATCATCACTAAACTCCCGTCCACATCAGCCATACGCCGCTTGAGAAGCCAGGATTTTTGCAGCCAGAGGATCGCTTGACTATATGTGTCCGTAATATCATTGGGGGAGCTAGGGGAGAATTGCGCCATATCGTCAATTACTTCCTCAGCCCAACGCCGGGAGGGGTAGTAAACCCGCCCGTTTTCCAGCATGGATTGGGCGGCATAGGCACGGGCAGACTTGTCTCGAT